TGTGTGCATTCTTGATACGGTGCTTGCTGATATGTGTGTTCATTAAAGGGAAGGAACGACACACCAGACATTTCATCAAAGTGTTTGAACACAAAGGCTCCAACCTCTAACCATTCATCTGCCTTCACATTAATAGTTACACTAGGTTTATGCTCACACCAATGACGTTGATATACCAACCACATTTCTAGTTGTTGAATGGCTGTCATGTCAGCAGTGTGTATTGCACCTAGTGGTGATTGCATAGGGAAACTAAATACTGTAGTAGCATCAGGCTTCATTACATCAGGCTCACTAGGAATGCCCTGATCAATCATAAACTGTGTTAGTGGGTCTTTATTATCTCCACGCACAGTACGGATATAATAGGGACTGTGACGAGCATGAATGCCAGAAGATGAATCAACCAGTTGGGAAACAGTTCCACTGGGCTTAACGCAAGTAATAGCAGTGCTATGAGGGACACCAAGACGGTCAGCCCACTCAGCATTAGTAGAAACAGCCACATTTTTAAGATGCTCCAATGTATCAGATAGACCTTTGTTATCTAAGGTCATTAGTTTGTTGTCCATTATCCCTGTGAGTGACACACCAAGCAGACGTTCTGCTTCTGTATTAGTGTTCCACACCTTACGCAAGTATGGGAAGTGTGTGTAGGTGGACTGTATTGTTCCAAGTACAGTTGCAAGACGGACTTTTCTTGCAAGGTCTTCCAGACTATCGTTAGCACGGATGACAACCTCTGTAAGATTACAGAACTGATTCGGCCTAAGAATGATTTCCGAACAGGGGTTTGTTCCAAACTCATAGCAAGACTCTCGTCTTCCATTCTTTGCTGCTTGTTTAACCGAAGCCTCTCTATTAAATATACCACGTTCTCCACTCCCACTTTCCATAAGGGCTGTCCACTCACGCATGAATGCCATACTATCAGGTTTCTCTGTATAAGAGACAGAGTTGTTAGCTAAGGCTCTATGCCCTGCATTCTCCCACCAGTTGCCTGACTTAGCATGACGCATACGATCATCAGATAGATTAGATAAACTAATCATAGCACTACGTCTTACACCACCTACTACAACTACCTCACCAATCTTACACATAAGATCGTGACACTCTAGGCTAGATAACTTACGTCCCTCTGCCTGTCGGAATGTAGTAACAGCAAAGTTAAACAGATCAATCAATGGTGCTGGGCCTGAAGCCCTACCACCGAATGTCTTCAGTCTAGCACCTGCTGGTCTGACTTTAGATACATCCCACTTAGGAACCTCACCAGCCCATAGGAGTGCCAACACTTGTCTGAGACCTTTAGCCCATCCTTCCTTGCTGTCCTTGATGACAACAGTCGTATCACTCTCGAAAAGAGTAGGAACATCAGGGAGTTTAGTAATGAACTGTCTCTCAACACTGAAACCAACCCCCGTACCGCAAA